TGCTCATGCCTGCCGCCGCAAAGTATTTCTTACCCAGACCCAGAACCGCCTCTCCACGGCTCAGTGCCGCAGACTGGATAATTGTCATGGGATAAGGCACAACATCATTGCGATAGGTGCCATCAGGAGCCATTACCGTTGTTGCAGGCATCACCCTCTGGAAATAATCCTGCGGATTGACAATCAGAAGGACATTCTCCACCGCTCTTGCCTTCCCATTGGGATCTGCCGCAATCAGAGAAATCAGATTGCCGACCGTTTTCACGGAAAGGTCATTTACCTTGATTTTCTCCTTTGCGGGATAAACGCCGCCTGTGACGGTAACGCCATCGCCTACCTGACGCATCATGCCGATAGGCTTTTCATGTCCATCCCCCTTGACAATGCCTGCCTCCAGACCATTCGCCAGTGCTTCATACAGAATCTGTCTAACGTAATTGTCCAGCCATTCGGGGCCCAAGTCCAGCATCGCCTTGCAGACAGGCAGGAAGGCGGACAGCTTCAGCAGGGTTGCATTGACTTCCTTGAAGCCGGAAAGCAGCTCCTTCACAATCGTATCCGTCAGTGCGCCCCACTGCGCCTCCTGCCGTCCGTTGGTGTTCATCAGCATCTTGATTGCGCCGCCTGTGGACAGGAATCCGATATGGGACAGCAGAGGGTGCGCCTCCCTCAAATCATCGAATACGGAATCAATCACCGTTTCGGGCATCACAACATCCAGATTTGCCAATGCCTGCTTAGGGTCTGCGGCACGCATTGCCTCGCCCAGCTTCTGGTAATACTGCTTTTCCTGAGAGGTCAGCTGGCGCACACCACGGGAGGTCAGTGCCCTGCTGTCATTCTCCTGTCTGAGCTGTTCGATTTTGTCCTCATAGTCCTGCTTGATGTCCTCGCCGATGCACGCCATCATGTCATTCATGGCGGCGGCAAAGCCCTCCTTGTCATCCTGCTGCAACGCTGTCTGCATTGCCTGTCTGATTTCTTCTCTTGTTTTTGCATCATTGTGTTTCATTTTCTATCACTCCTTTATTTTTCTGCATCAAAAAAGCCGTTCAGCATCGCCATGATACTGTTCGGCTCTTCCTTCTGTTTTGGTTCTGATTTCGGATCACGCTCTCCTTCTCCGATACGCGGCTCTGTCAGCTGGCGCAGCTGTGTCACAAGGCTTTTCTGCATTTCAATCCGCTGCTGTACGTTCAGATTTGCTTTCTGCATCACGCCTGCAACCTTGGCAGGGTCTGCATCCTCCTCCGCAAATCTGTCCGCCAGACCGTATCTGATACAGTCCTCTGCGGTCAGCCATGTTTCGTCATCCATCATACGGGACAGCAGCTCTTCATCTACCTTCTCGCCTGCCTTCTGCAAATATGCCTGCTTTCCGGAATTGTTGATGATATCCAAATCATCCGCCGCCTTCCGCAGTTCTGCGGCATTGCCATAGGAGAACATCCACATATTGTGGATCATCATCAGCGCATTTCTTGGCATAATGATTTCATCCCCTGCCATGGCAATCACAGAGGCAATGGAGCAGGCAAAGCCGTCAATGTAAACGGTTTTCTTCGCAGGGTGCCGCTTCAGCTGGTTATAGATGGCAGTACCCTCAAATACAGAGCCGCCATAGCTATTGATATACAGCTTGATTTCCGCAATATCTGCGTATTTCGCCAGCTCCTCGCGGAAGGTATTTGCACTGGTTTCACTGCGAATCACCTCATCCGTCCACCAATCGTAGCCGTCGCTTTCCACATCGCCGTAAATATAGATTTCCAACACGCCGCTTTGCTGTGCCGCCTGTTTGATTTCCCACATGTTTTTCCTATCCTTCATGCTTATTCACCTCCCTTCCCATCAACGCGGTGCATCGCACCGTCCAGAGTTTCAAAGTTTTTGGTAACAAAATGCTGATTTGCCCAAGGCTCATTGATTTTCGGCATTCCTGCCGCATCCAGTACGTCATTCACACAGAACGCCGCAGAACCTATCAGCTTCTCGATATTTGCCGCATTGCCGAACAAATCGAAATGCAAAATTGCGGAGGTATCAATCTGCAAATAGGTGCCTTCCTTCCATTCCGAAAAGCCGTACCGTTTTCGGTTGATTTCCTCCGAAAGCTGATCGCAAAGAGGGTCAATGCAGGTGGTCAGCCACCTTGTCATAGCATCCTTGGAATCCGCCACATCGCCGAAAATCAGCACAGGCGGAATCAGAAACCCTCTTGCCGTAAAATCAAAAATATCATCCACCAAAGCGCGAATATCCCTTGTGGAACGCTGTGTATCCGGATTTCCGCCGACATCCTCGTATTTGTACCCGTCAAATTCCGGCAAAACGCCGTTTTCGGATGTCAGAAACGGCTTTACCTGATTGCTCAGCATCTCGCCAAAGACTTCGTTCCACCCCTTCTTGCCGTCCTTGCTGTCACCGATATTCCCTGCATTTGCAATCTGGCTGACGTGTACCTTCAGGTGTCTGCCGCTGCCCCATTCGTAATTCTTCATTGCCGCCTGCACCAGTCTTATGTATGACTGATACAGCCCATCCAAAACAGGCTTAATATCCTTATGGTTGAGCCGCAGATGCAGCGCTTCGCTTTCCGGAAATGTCTTTTGATAGCTAACCTCGCCGACAACCACACCCTGATATTCGTTTTCCTTCCATGGATGCTCTGCGGCACTTGTAAAGCTGTCCGCCACCGCCAGATATTCCCGTCCGCCCGTTTTTCCGCCGCTGATAATCAGCACTTCATTCTCCTTATAGAGCTGATAAATCAGCTTATGCAAAAAGGCGGTGCTGTTCTGGTTGGGGTTCGGCTCCACGTTCCAGAGGTAATACTCCTCGCCCCTGTTTTCCTCATGCTTTCTGTAGGTCTTGAATGTGCATTTGCCGACTGCATTTGCAATCATCGCCACACAGGTATGAAATGCCAGCTCACGAATACGGTATTCCTCCAACGCCTGCTGTAATTCCAGAGAAGAAATCTCTGCCGTGCCGCCAAGCCCCAGTTTA